AGATCTAGAAACGTAGAGTTTGTTTCTAAGAAAGTCAAACCACTTACCAGACTTTATGCATTCTTTGATGGTGTTGATATTTCCAGGTATTGTGTTCCCAAGTTGATGGAAATCACAATGGAATCAGGTGTATTTGGAGTTGGAGAAACTGTAATTGGAAATACACCAGTTGTTGGTGATATTGGTGCAAATGTTCTTCCATCAGCACCTTTTATTAGATTTAGAGTATCACAATCAAATCATAGAGAAGGTCCTTACGATTCACCAACCAAAACTTTCCGTCAAAATCCATACAATGTTCAAGATTTATCTGCGGCGTACTCTTCAACATCAACTATATTAAATGTTGATACATTCTCTCTTTCTAATGAAGCTCAGGGACAATATTATGGTTGGGTTCAAGAAGGAATGACTCTTCGTGGACAAACAAGTGGTGCAATAGCAAAAGTATCAAATGTTAGACTTATCTCTGATATTTCTGCTACCCTAATTGGTAGTTACTACATTCCTGATCCAAATAATATAAGTTTCCCAAGATTTGAAGCTGGAACTAAAACCTTTACTTTAACTGACGACATTGATAATAATCAAGATGTAGCAGTTACTATTGCAGAGGAAGGATTTGCATCTTCCGGAACATTGGAAACAGTTCAAGAAAATATCATCTCTGTAAGAAATGCAAGAGTTGAACTTAAAAATGAATTCCAAAGTAGAAATGTTAACAGAGAACTTGGAACAGAGGTTATTGAGAGTACAATAGTTGGCACCCAAAACAGAACTCAAACTATTATTACTTGGTATGATCCGCTTGCACAATCATTCTTAGTTGAGGATAATACAGGATGTTTCCTTACTAGTTGTGATGTGTTCTTTAGAACGAAAGATGATATGGACATTCCTGCTGTCTTCCAATTAAGAACAATGGTAAATGGAGCTCCTTCACCCAAAGTTCTTCCATTCTCTGAAATTGTTCTTGATCCAGGTGATATTCAAACTTCTGCTGATGGATCTATTGCAACAAATGTCCAGTTCAAAGCACCTGTCTATTGTGAAGGTGGAACTGAGTATGCAATTTGTTTAGCATCTAATTCAACCAAGTATAGTGTTTACATATCAAGAATTGGTGAGAATGATCTTTTAACTGATACGTTTATTTCAAACCAACCATATCTTGGATCTCTCTTTAAGTCTCAGAATGCTTCTACATGGGAACCAAGTCAATGGGAAGATCTTAAGTTTACTCTTTATAGAGCAGACTTCCTTGAAAATGGATCTGTAGAATTCTATAGCCCAGAACTTACAAGAGGAAATAGTCAAATTCCAAAACTTCTTCCAGACTCAATTATAATGAACTCTAGACAAATTAGAGTTGGTCTTGGAACAACAGTTGCAGATTCTGGATATGAACTTGGAAACACTTTCTCACAATTAGGAACAAATGCAACTGCAGATTTTGTAGGATCTGCAGCATCTGCTGTGGGCAATCTTAGCATCAGTAATGCTGGTCTTGGATATACTCCTGCAGATGGAAGTCAAACTTTTACTGGAGTCAATCTTATTACTCTTACTGGTAATGGTAAAGGTGCAACTGCTGATATCACTATTGTAAATGGAAGTATTGTTGCTAGTGGTGCAACCGTTGCTAATAATGGTGGTTCTGGTTACCAAGTTGGTGATGTTCTTGGCATTACTACCATTGGAATTGCAACAGTTGGTACTAATGCAAGACTGACAATCGCAGGAATCGGCATTACTAATGAACTTATATTCAATAATGTTCAAGGTGAATTTATTGTTGGTGCTGCTAAAACTATTATGTACACTAATAGTGCAGGAATTACCACTGAACTTAATTATGGACTTCCTGCAGGAGTTGGTGGTGATGTTCAAATTTCAGCAATTAATATTGATACTGATGGAACTCACTTTATAGTTAATCACCAAAATCACGGAATGTATTTTGCAGATAATTCTGTTAATATCTCCGGAGTTCTTCCTGATGTTAGACCAACTAAGTTGGCTGCCGAATATAATTCAGCACTGACTAGTGCAATTGTAGTTGATTCTGGATCAGCATTTTCTACTTTTGAAAATGTTGGAGTTGGAACTACAAATCCAGGATATATTTTAATTGGAGACGAAGTTATTGAATATACTAATGTTTCTGGAAATAGTATTGGAGGTACTATTGTAAGAGGATCTGATCCAAGAACTTATCCAGTTGGAACTCCAGTATTTAAATATGAAAACTCTGGTATTAATCTTAAGAGAGTTAATACAACTCACAATTTAAATAACGTAACTGAAGCAGATCCGTTTACTTTTGATTCGTATAAAGTAAAACTTGACATGAGTGCCACTACAGGAATCAATAGAAGTACTGATGTTGGTCATCCAAAACTTTATATTGGTGCTAATAAATCCACTGGTGGAAGAAATATTATGGCTACTCAGAATATGCCATTTGAAATAATTACTCCACAAGTTCAAAACCTTACTATTACTGGAACAAATATTACTGCTCAAGTAAGAACAATCACAAGTAAGAGTTTTAGTGGAAATGAAATTCCATATATTGATGCAGGATTTGAAGATATCACAATAAATCAAAAAAATTATTTTGATACTCCAAGAATGATTGCATCTAAAGTTAACGAAGATTTGAAATTGACAAATATTGTTGGTGGAAAATCCATGCAAATGAGTCTTGCATTGAATACGACTGATAGTCGTATAAGTCCTGTTATTGATGCTCAAAGAGTTAATGCTATCGTTACTTCAAATAGAGTCAATGATATTATTACAAATTTTGCCACAGATTCTAGAGTAGATACTATTAATGAAGACCCTACAGGATGTCAATATATTTCTAAGGAAATTTCTCTTGAAAATTCTGCTTCTTCAATTAAAATTATAGTTGCTGCTCATGTTGGAGAAGATGCTGATCTAAGAGCATTTTTTGCAGTGAATAATGAACCAGGACTTGATCCAATGTTTACACCTTTCCCAGGATATTCAAACTTGAATTCTAGAGGACAAGTGATTGCTAAAGAAAATAATAATGGAGAATCCGATTCGTATATTATTAAATCAAATACAAAAGCATTTGATAGTGAAAGTGTTGATTACAGGGAGTATACATTTACAGTTGATCAACTTCCTGCATTTAGAACTTACAGGGTCAAACTTTCATTGATATCTAAGAGTCAGTGTTTCGTTCCTAGAGTTAAAGGTCTCAGAGTAATTGCTTTAGCATAATATGGATTTTTATGATTTAAAAGGACACAAGGATCTCGCAAGAGATCCTATTACCAACGCAATATTAAATGTAAATAATCTTGAATACCAACAGTATCTTGCGAGACGTGAAGTCAAGTCAGAAAAGAATGATAAGATACAAAATATTGAAGAAAATTTTGCTAATATGCAAGATGAATTGACTGAAATTAAATCTCTACTAAAGGAGTTATTAAATGGATCCTGACACTATCGAACTAAACAACCTATCAAAGCAATTTGCATATGCTAAATTAGCATCGGAGATAGATAGTTGTGATGATCGTGATGAATTAAAAAATATTGCAAAGTCCTTTTGCAAATTATATTATAAGCAGCAAGAAACAATGAAACTAATAGGAATAGTAGATGGCAACTAAAAACATTACTTTTGATCCGGATTCAGGAGTTCCTTATGGATTAAATCTGACCATGTATGGTGGAGCAGATTTTTCTGCAGACTTAAATGTTTTTACTACATCAAATGCTGCTTTTGATTTAACTGGATATTCTGGATCTGCAGCAATATCAAAAAGTGTTGCCATTGGAGCTACATTAGGAATAACCAGTTCATTAACTGTTGGATTTACTAACGCATCTGATGGTAAGATGAAATTATCATTAAGTTCAGTCAATACAAGAGGAACTGTAGAAGGGAGATATATGTTTGATGTGTTAGTAAGTAAGGGAGGAACTACATATCCTCTTGCAAGTGGCAATGTAATGGTAATTAATCCCGTTTCATCAGCACCCTAAATACAACTAGGAAACTTGTGAATATATGGCACAACCAGCAAGTAGATCAGATTTAATCAATTATTGTAAAAGGCAACTGGGTGCTCCAGTCCTTGAAATTAATATTGCCGATGAGCAAGTAGATGATCTTGTGGATGATGCTCTACAATATTTTCATGAGAGACATTTTGATGGCGTAGTTCAGACATACTTAAAATATAAAATAACTCAAGACGATATTGATAGAGGTAGAGGAACAAATTTAGCAGGAATTGTAGAAACATCAGAAGAAACAACTATTGTTGGAACAGCAACAACATTTAATTACACTGAAAACAGTAATTACATCCAAGTTCCACCTTCAATAATTGGTATTAATAAAATTTTTAGATTTGATAACAGCACCATATCAGGTGGAATGTTTAGTTTGAAGTATCAACTATTTTTAAACGATCTATACTTCTTTAATTCCATGGAAATGTTGTCATATGCAATGACAAAAACATATCTTTCTGATATTGATTTTCTATTGAATACAGAAAAACAAATACGATTTAATCAGAGGCAAGATAGATTGTATTTGGATGTTGATTGGGGTAGTGTAGAAACAGGTGAATTTATCGTACTTGATTGTTGGAGACTTTTAGATCCCGATGATTTTACAAGAGTTTATAATGATTCATTCTTAAAAAGATATTTAACTGCATTGATGAAAAGACAATGGGGACAAAATTTGATTAAATTTCAAGGAGTTAAGTTGCCTGGAGGAATTGAATTAAATGGTCGTCAAATTTACGATGATGCAGAAAAAGATTTAGAGATTATTAGAGAACAGATGTCAAATACATATGAACTTCCTCCTTTAGATATGATAGGATAAGGATAATGGTACTAAATCCTTTTTTCACTCAAGGCACATCTTCTGAACAAAATCTTGTTCAAGATTTAATTAATGAACAACTAAGAACTTATGGGGTAGATATTTTTTATCTGCCCAGAAAATATGTAACTGAAAATACAGTCATAAGAGAAGTTGTTCAATCTAAATTTGATATGGCTTTGCCTCTTGAGGCATATATTGATAATTATGATCAGTATTCTGGTGCTGGAAATTTGTTATCAAAATTTGGTATTGAATCTAAAGATGAAGTAAGACTTATAATATCAAGAGAAAGATTTGAAAACTATATAACTCCTTTGATCCAAGATCAATCAAATATAAAATTATCAAGTAGACCTAAAAGTGGAGATTTAATTTGGTTTCCCCTTGATGATAGAATATATGAAATTAAAGATATTGAATATGCAAAACCATATTATCAATTACAAGATCTTTATACATATGAATTATATTGTGAACTCTTCAGATTGGAAGATGAGGTTATTGCAACTGGAATCGAAGATGTTGATAATAACTTGATTGGTGAAGATTATGATGGTTCTACTGATGATGGTATTAATACTATTCAAGGACCAACTCAGACACTCACTTTAGTTGGTTCTGCTGTAACCTCAACTGCATTAACAAGCATTAGAGACGGTGCGATTAGATATATTAGAATATTAGAAAGGGGAGGTGGATATGCAACTCCACCAAGAGTTGCAATATCTTCAGCACCATCTGGTGGAGTAACTGGTATTGCAACAGCAGTTATGATTGGTGGAATAAATGTTTGCAATTTAAATGCAAATCCAAGTTTACAATCTGTTCAGCAGGTTCAGTTAGTAAATACCGGTTCTGGATATACAACTGCACCAGGAGTACAATTCTTTTCAAATACTGGAACAGGAGCTGCAGCAACAGTTGGTATATCGACAACTGGAGGAGTTGGTATAGTAACTATTAGTGCTGCTGGATCTGGATATGTAACAGTACCAACAGTTACATTTACAGCACCCAAACACGTAGGAGCAGCTGCAACTGCTATTCTAGACGTTCCTATGGTGTCTACAGGGGTTAGTGTGACATCTGCACCCATAAGTGTAGGTGGATCGTCCTTCCTGTTCCCAGGAGGCACTACTGGTGGAGTATTCTATAATACAGCACCTACAGTCACCTTTGATTTACCAACAGGAACTGGCAATGCTGCTATAATAACTTCAACAATATCTGATATTGGTCAAACTGGAGGAACTGTAGAGTCTCTTTCAATATCATCTGGAGGTAAGTTTTACACTAGTGCTCCATTAGTAGTTGTAGCACACCCAGGAATTAGTTTTGCATCTGCAACTATTGGTATAGCAGGATCATCTATCAATCCAGGTTCTATCGCATTTAGTACAACAGGTAGAGCATATACATCAGCACCAACAGTTACAATTGGAACAGGCATTGGAACTAATGCTCTAGTTCAAGTTGCAGTTGGTATTGCTACAATACATCCAATTACTGGTATTGTTACTGCTGTTTCTTTTAACATATCAGATTCTTGGGCAACTGGAACTGGGGCAACAATTGGTTTAGGATACACAGTCACCCCAACAATTACTTTTAGTGCCCCATCTCCAGTCCAAGCAACTGCCACTGTTACAGTGTCTGCTGCAGGAACTGTTAATAGCATAAGTATTGGAAACAGTGGATTTGGTTACATCTCTGCTCCTGCAGTCTCTGTAGCAGGTCCAGGAGGTGCTGACGAGCAGTTTAGAGCACTTGGTATTGCAACTATAAGATCTACATCAATTAAGACTCAAGGAACAATTGGTATTGGATCTACTTCAATTACTGGTGTGACGACTACAAATATTGTAGTCGGTGATAGAGTAAGACTTGGTATTGGTTATAGTGATCTATATAATTTCATACCTGTAGATACTTTCGTTACTACAATCGAATCAAATACTATATTCATTAATAGTGCAGCAACTAATTTTGGGATTGCAACATCTGTATTTGAATTTGGTAGAGCAAACTGTGGTGTTGTCACAGGCATTGCAGTTACATATGGTGGTGGTGGATATTTAAGTCCACCAAATGTTACAATATCTAATGAAGTTTCTGAGAAGAATTACATCAACTTCCCAGGAATATCAACAGCAACTGGAATATCTACTATAAATTCTGGCGGAACAGTTGCCGGTATTAATATTTTAGATGCTGGTTATGGATATGTAATTACTCCAGAAGTAACATTATCAAATCCAGAAAGTGCTGGCACTGGAACATTTGTATTTAATGAAATTATCACTGGTTCTTCTAGTAAAACTACAGCAAGAGTTAGAACATGGGATTCATCAAACAATAGTCTTATCGTAGGAACAGTGGCAGGAGAATTTATTGCAGGTGAAACTTTAACTGGATCAACTTCTGGTGCATCTTATGAATTAAGATTGATAGATTCTCAACCAGCAGACGATGGATTTGCAGATAATATAAACATTGAAACCGAAGCTGATTCAATTATTGACTTCTCTGAGCAGAACCCATTCGGGATGCCATAAATAAAGATATCTTAAGATAAAGATATTGTAGGTTTTAATATGTTTGAATATTTTTACAACGAAATATTGAGGAGGACCATTATATCTTTTGGTACACTCTTTAATAATATTAGCATAAAGCATGAAGACTCCTCAGATAACGTTGTAAGTGTTGTAAAGGTTCCTTTGGCATATGGACCTACCCAGAAGTTTTTAGCAAGGTTAGAGCAGTCTCCAGACCTCAATAAACCTTTTGCAATTACTTTGCCAAGGATGTCATTTGAGTTTACTGGATTGACATACGATCCATCAAGAAAAGTATCTACAACTCAAACATTTGTTGTTAAAGATCCAAATGATGGATCGGAGAGTAAAAAAGCATATATGCCAGTTCCATATAACATGCAGTTTGAACTGTCTGTTATGACAAAATTAAATGATGATGCCCTACAAATTGTAGAACAGATTTTACCATATTTCCAACCAGCATATAATTTATCAGTAGAATTAGTAGAATCAATTAAAGAAAAAAGAGATATTCCAGTTATCCTAGAAAACGTCACAATGCAGGACGATTATGATGGAGACTTTACGTCCAGGAGAGTTCTTCTTTATACATTTAGATTCACTGCAAAAACATATCTATTTGGTCCTGCATCTTCTGCAACCAAAGATATCATCAAAAAGTCTACTATCAGTTATCTTACTGGAACGGATATTACAAATACAACAAGGGAAAAAACATATTCAGTAGAACCAAGAGCAGTCAAAAATTATACTGGAGACGCAGCAACTACTCTTACATCTGATATAAACAAGATCGTTAAATCCTTTGAAGTTGCAGACGGAACCACAGTAACTAAAGGATCCTATATTGATATTGATGGTGAAGAGATGTATATTAAATCAATTACTGGCAATAAAATTTCTGTTAATAGAGGTCATGATGGAACTCCAGTAACAGATCATGTTGGTGGAGCACCGATTCATGTAATTAATGCGGCAGATAATGCTCTTATTGAAGTTGGAGATGACTTTGGATTTAGTGGTGGATTCTGATGACATCTATGACAAAAAAATTTGACGGACTCAATGAAACTTTTAATACTGATGATGACTTAGTTCATCCAGAGGTTATAGAAAAAAAAGTAGAGAAGATTAAAAATACTGTTGACGATGTTAAAAAAGATTATGATTATACAAGAGGTAATTTATATTCTATAATTGAAAAAGGGCAAGAGGCAATTAATGGTATTCTTGAACTTGCACAAGAAAGTGAAATGCCTAGAGCGTATGAAGTTGCTGGTCAGTTAATTAAAAACGTGGCTGATGCTACTGACAAACTGATGGATCTTCAGAAAAAATTAAAAGACGTTGAGGAAGAGAAACAGGCAAAGGGACCATCAACTGTAAATAATGCATTATTTGTTGGATCGACTGCAGATCTGGCAAAGATGTTAAAGGATGGACTTAAGGAAGAAGATAAATAACTTTGGGAGAGAAATCCCAAAGTAAAAAAGTTACTAATAGAATGTCTAAAGAAGAATTGCCTTCTATTGATGATGAGATCATTAGTGATCTTCCATCAGTCGAAGATTTTATAAAAGAAGAGAATGCAGAGGAACTCCCTTCTGTTGAAGAGTATATTGAAAAAGAAGAATTTGTAGAAACTGTTGAAGAAGAAGTAGAACAGGTAACAGATCTAACAGAAATTGTACGTCTTATTAATGACGTAAGAAAAGATATACCAGATATTCCAGAAGTAAAATATTATGATGCAGAGTTAGAAAAACTTTGCGAAATTGTAGATCAAGTAAGATCAGAAATACCAGAAGTCAAATCTTATGATTCTGATATTGAAGCAATTTGTGGTGAGATAGATCTTGTAAAAGAAAATATTCAAGACTTACCTGAAGTAAAATATTATGATGAGCAAGTTACTTTAATTGAAGATAGAATTGATACTCTCCAAACAGAAGTAACAAATCTTCCAGAAGTAAAATATTATGATAAAGAAATTGAAGCAATCTGTGGAGCTATTGATGATGTAAAAGCACAGATTCCTAAGTTTCCCAAATGGGTTAATGAAGTAAATGAAGTTCCAGATTTTTCTTGGATTGGAAAAACATTTAGTGTTATTGATGATGATTTTATAAAAGTTAGTGATACTATTGATGGACTACAAACAAAAGTTGATTTTGATTTAAATGAATTATCTGAGGATATTGATAAGAAATATTTTGAGAGTTCTGTAAAAGTTACTACTCTTGATGAGAAAGTCAATACGAGAATAGATGAAGAAAAAAGTAAAATTTGGAAAGAACTTAGAGCATCTTCTCTCAAGATATGGGAATATCATAAAGAATTTAAAGATGATGATAAAAAATTAAAGAAACAAGTTCTTGGTGAGTATAATACTCTTAAACAAAATATCAAAAAAGAACTTAAAGAAATTAATTATAGTAGTGTAAAAACTGATGAATTACTTCTTAAGTATTTCAATGAACTGAAGAGTGAGATTTCAGATCTTCCAGAAGTTAAGTACTATGATGAAGATCTTAAACATGTAAGATCAGACATTAAGGGTCTTTATAAACTTGTTGAAGATATAAAAGAATCTAATAAAAAATTACAGGAAGAGCAACAGTTACTATCAGAAACTAATGTTCCACTAGGTGAAGATCCTCCGGATACAAAAAATCCAGATCCACTTACTCCTATTGATCAAAATTTTGTTACTCTTGATCAACTTCAAAAACACTACAAAATATTTGTAGAGAGAGTTCAATATCAACTTGCATCAATTGGTGGTGGTGGTGCTGGATTTATCAAAGATCTTGATGATGTTAATATTTCTGGACTACAAGATAATTATATTCTTCAATATGATTCTACAAGTTCAAAATGGTTAACAGTTGCCAATAATGCAGGTGCTGGTGGAACATGGACATCAAATTCTATTGGAATTAGTACCACTAAGAATGTCGGCATTGGAACCACAATTGCTAAATCTGGTGTTGCATTATTTGTTGCAGGTGATATTGAGGCAACAAACGTCAATGTTGCGGGAACAATTACATATGATGATGTAAAGAATGTAGATTCTCTTGGTCTTAGTACTTTTAGAAGTGGAATTGAAGTTAACACTGGATCCGCAACTACAGCACTTTTAGTTCAAGGTGATGCTAGAATTGTTGGTATTTTAACAGTTGGTACTGCTTCTGTTACGATTGATGGTGATAACAATAAAGTAAGTGTTGGTATAGTTACGATTACCAACTCTGAGGTCATTCTTGGTGATAACGTTACCCTTAATGCTAGTGCAACAGGCATTAACTCTGCACCAAATGTATTATATGTTGCCAAAGATGGTATTGATACCAATAATGGAACATCAATTGATAATGCAAAGTTGACTATTGCGAGTGCTGTTTCGATAGCACAATCAGGAACAGTTATTAAAGTTTTATCTGGAAACTATGTTGAAAATAACCCAATTGAAATACCAGCATTTGTTGGATTAGTCGGAGACGATCAGAGAACTGTCAAAGTATTACCAAATACTGCAACAAGTGACATATTCCATGTAAACAAGGGATGCAAAATTGCTAATATGACCTTCTCTGGTCACACTGCTCCTGCAGCTGCAGTTGCATTTCCTACAGGTATAGCAACTAATGTTGGTGGAGGTAAGTGGAAAGGTCCATATATCCAAAACTGTACCAGTGATACTACTACTGGAACTGGTATCTATATTGATGGGGATAAGGCAGAAAAAACTAAATCTATGAATGTTGATGCTTTCACCCAATATAATCAAGGTGGTGTTGGTGTTGCAGTTACAAATGAAGGTTATGCACAATTAGTTTCTGTATTTACTATTTGTTGCGACAAAGCAATCACAGTTCATAAAGGTGGACAAGCAGATTTGGCAAATAGTAATTGTAGTTTTGGAACTTTTGGTTTGGTTGCTAATGGTTTGAGTAATCAACAATTTATTGGAGTAGTAACTACATCTGCAAGTTCTGCTCAAGATAATGTAGTTATTAATGTTGGATCATCAACTACAAGACCTTATGATGGGCAGGTAGTTTATTTTGATCAACTTTATAAATCTGTAAGTACAATTTCAGTTGGTTCAGGAGGAACTGGATATACACAGGCACCCACAGTAACTATTAACTCTCCAACAGGTCCAAATGGAGAAACTGCTTCTGCTTTTGCCAGTATTGAAAATGGTTCTGTCACAGAAATCTCGATCATTAGCAGTGGAAGTCAATATGAATCTACTCCATCAATAACACTTTCCACACCTCAGAGTGGAATAAACACTGCTACTGCAACTGCCAATATGAAGGATACATACTATACAATAAATAGTTCAACTCCAATAGTTTCTGGAATTACTACATTAACTCTTGCTGAAAATCTAATCAATACTGTTGGAGTTGCATCAACAGCATACTTCTTCCAACAGAGTAAAATTATTGCAAGTTCACATACTTTTGAATATATTGGTTCTGGAAATACTATCACATTAGCTACACCCAAACGTGGTGGAGTTACAATTCAA